AATCTTAAACTGATGAATGAATCTCCACCAACTAAGAATGAGCGATATACATGATTTCCGTCAATTAAATGTGGGTCTAACACGTTTGTTTCCATTAAATAGATTCCATATACTGTATATTCAGCAATAGACCCTGATTTAATGATTTTTGAGTCATAACCCGGCTTGATAATTAATTCAGCAACAATATCTTCGTCGTCTAGTAAATCTTGTAAAATGTTAGGATGTGCTACAAAGATTGGCTTTCCACCTGCTAATGGGTGTCCCTTTCTTAAGTGGTTTTTCATTCTTAACCATGCACGTCTAACGTCTTCAAACTTTAACACATCTGAAGAGGTAACACTTTCCATATCTGTAGCGCTTCCAGCAAAAGCAACTGATGCTTCAGCCTCAACAGCCTTAATTAAATCTCTTTCGATTGTTTCAGCAGCGTGTCTTGATAATTCTGGTTGATAAATATTCATAATATCATCGAAGTGAATATCTTCGGCAACGTCTGTTAATTCAATATAAGCACCATATTGTTTAATAGTAGCAGAAACAGTTTTACCTTCTACTTTCATTGGTTCAGGTGCTAAACCTTCAACTAATTTACCTTTTTCTAAATCAACAGGTAAACTTAGATAACGTCTAGTTGTCCAAGTTTTAGTTCCTGCTTTTCTAGGAATTCTTTCTTTCTTTGCTAATTTAGTGAAAACAAATTCATCTTGTTGAATTGCTATCATCTTTTGAAGTGTGTTGGACCAAAACTCTTCTACGCTTAGTCCGTTTCTTTGCAAAACATCTAAATAGTTTGCGTTATTTAATACTGGTATATTTCTTTTTTGTGACATTTATTTCTCATCTCCATATATTTTAATATTCGTCTTTACGTCTTGACACAACGGCGTTAATAAGGTCGTCCATTGTGAAGTTCTCACTACCACCAGTTCCTTTGAATTTATCTTCCGCAAGTTTTGCTTTTTTCTTTTCTTTTGCTAAAGCCTTTTGTCTTTTAGATTCCACTATATCATCAGTCATATAACCTGTGAATAATCTATTTGGATTTTTTATTTTATATAAATCATCAATAGTGAATCCATCATTGTCAAGATGTTCAAGAAGTTTAACTTTATGGTCTTCAGTTAGATTATTACTTGAGATAAAGCCATCCAATCTAGCATTAACAGTGTTAACTTTATTTCTTAGAATTTCTTCTTCTCTTTCTTTCTCTAAGGCTTCCAACTTTCTTTCAGTCTCATGAATACGTCTGTAAACTTTAGGGTCTAAGTTTTCCTCTTTAGCCCTTTTATCAACAGCCTCAATTTCAAGTTGCTCGACCATTTCATTATATGATTTAAAACCATAAGCCTCCGCAATATTTTCTAATCGCTTTAACTCTTCTTCTTTCTCTCTATTTTCTATACGCAATCTAGCAAACGCTCTACTTGCCTTTTGTTCTGGTGTTAATTTTTTTGTGAAGTCATAATTATCAACTTCTATAAAATTATCTCCGTAATCATCGTCGACCTCTTCATCATCGAAATCGTCCTCTTCATCATCTTCATCGACAGGGTCTTCCTCTTCAAAATCTTCCTCTTCGAAATCTTCCTCTTCGAAATCTTCCTCTTCAAAGTCCTCGTCTTCGAAATTTTCTTCATCATCTACGACATCTTTGAGTTTTAAGTCTTCAATAACTTCATCTAATAATTCTTTGTTCATATTTAATTTTCTCCTTCCTCGTTGTTTTAATGTCAACGGAAACATTGAATTTGTGTGCGTGTAGGATTCGCACGTTACTCTACACCTATATTATACTTTATAAATTTTAAAATACAACCCCTAAATAAGAATATTATGAATTTTCAATACTTAATTCTATATCTCCTGGGTCAGTTTCGCCACCTTCAGTGGATAATTCCGCATCTCCTGGGTCAAAACCTTCTCCAAGTGCTGTCAATTCCATATCGCCTAATTGTTCTTGCTCTTGTTCAAACATTTGAGCCTCTCTTGCTGCTTGTTGGTTTCTTAAGTTAAGTAAACTTTGTAATTGTTGTTCTTGTTCTGCTTGCATTAACTCAATGGTTCTCATAAACTCATCCAACATCGGCGTTTCTAACTGATTTGTTATTAATTCAACTATTGCAGCATTAAGAAGTTCAGAATCGATGCCTAAATCTCTTGCAGCATCAATCATTTCAGATATTAACTGTGCCTTACTTTCAGCATCCATCTTAACTGCCTGAGTATATCTTTCTTGAATTTCCTCTTGTTGTGGTATGTTAAGAGTCTTAATTACATCTAATGTATTAATTGCCTTAACATCATTAGGATTCATATACTGATTTTCAAATTGCCATAAGTCCATAAGTGCTTGTTTTTGTTGTTCTTTTGAATAATTTGTTCTAACATTTAATTCAATATAGAAATTGTAATCCATATCTGAAGCACCTTCAGGAATTTCATATGCTTGAAAATCCCAATCTCCAGTGGTCGTTTTCTCTCCTCTGGAATAGATTGTTTCTCCCTCGAAACCATTAAGAATAAATTCAACAATAACTGTTGATATTTGTTTTACAAAATCCTCAATATTAACAAGGATTCTTTGCTCAATCATTTTAGCCCTTTCAATAGTCATATCAGAACCTGTAGCAGTGTTTCCTGCTGAACCTGTAACTCCTTGGAAAGCCTCATTAATTCCTGCAAGTTTATATATTGAACGCTCTAACTCTTGTTTAGTTATAACTAACCCTTCATCAATACCTCTTTGAGGTATTAAAGGTCTAACTGCTTTATCAATATCAACACCAGCAGAAACTTGATAAACAACCGCTGGAGCACCTGCACTTGCAGCAAATGCTTCTGGGTCTATCCCTGATAACTCACTAATTACATATGATGGGCTTGAGTATTGCATATTGGCGTTAGCATTAGCACTCTCAATTTCATTCAACACTTTTTGTAAAGGTAATAATTGACTCATTAATGATGTTCCGTAAGGTGATTTTAATCTTTTTTGCCATAACAGTTGTGAGATTGGGAAAACTCTAATTGGTAATTTTGTCTCACTTATTAACTTACGTTCCAACATTTCAACTTTATCTATTGTACCCTCTTTGTTCTTAATATATAAAGTAATCTTTGTAAATATATCTTTATCATTTTCTCCAGTCTCGTATTTACTATCAGCGTAAATCTCACCCCTATCTTGCGGTGATGTATCACCAAAAGATGATTTAGGTTCTGGAATTGTAAAACTAGGATATTTTCTCTCTACTTCATTTTTAGTCATTCTCTCTGAGACTACAATATAATCAGCGTCCCTTATGTGAAGTGCTTTAGGGTCAATATGCACACTTGCAGCATCAATTAAATAAGTCTCAATGTGACCTTTATTTTTCCTATTTGTACCTCCAGTAATCATATCACTATTAAAAATAGTATGTGCATAAGCCTCACCCAAGACTGCAGCCTGTGTAACTGCTTCAGAAACAATCCTATCATGGTCTGACGCTTTCCATATTTCCTTGTACACCTTGTTAAGATTTAACACTGTGTCAACGTCAGATGGGGATAGTGGTTCTAACTCACCTGAATAATCGTTTGCCTGTAAAGATGCAACCCTTAAATTTATTGCATCTGTTGCAAATGGTGTATTAATTTGGTATATCCAAGGTTTTACCGCCATTGTTCTTAAACTATCTTGCGTCAACTCATAATAAGCCGCAGATTCTTGATACTCATCAAACTTATCAGCATGAAAGTCCAAGGCATCCTTAAACATTTTATAATATCTTTCTTCTTTTAAACTAGCCATTTCTTTCATCCCTCACCTGTCTTATAACTTTATCATGATGGTCTTTCACCCATTTTGGAGTCCCTCCAAAGTGTATTGAACCTTTATTTTTAACTGCAACTTCCTTTTCATCAAGGGAAGTATATAAATCACTAATGTGTTTAATTAATTGCGCCTTAGTCATTCTTTCTAATTCTTTATCTGTAAACTTCATATTATCCTCCTCTCCTAAATCCATAAGTAACACCCTTGCCAGACAATTTATTTGCCGTGTAAACATTGGATTCATATAAATCCTGTTGTCTACTTATTGCTGTGAACGCTGATGGATTTTCAGGGAGTGGCATAATTGCATATCTCAAAGCATCCATCAAGTGGTTATCCTTATCATAAGGTTTGTTATTTGTATTCTTAAAGTTCTTAGTGTCCTCAGGTGTTGGGAAAGCATATAAACTTCCCTCACGCTTGAACTCCAATAAATTATTGAATATCTTAATCTTATTATTATGTAAATAGTCTCTTACTTTATCTATTCCAACTAATATATCATTATTAACAGGCATAAGTGTAATCCCTGTCTGTTGTTTGAAGTAAGTCCTATATGGAACTCCCGTCTCCTGACTTCGTTTATTGACACTCGGGTCAGCCGCCAATGGATTTCGCCAACTATAACCATCTATAAAGGGCCGTAGTGCTTGCCCATGTTCAGTAACTGCCCTATCTCTCACATAATACTCCTTATAAAAATATATAACATTTGTCTCAGGATTGATTGCTCCAATCAGTGCCGCTGTAGGGTCACTAATACCGGGGTCATAGCCCCCAATCCTTACCCATGACCTTGGTATGTCAAATGGCTCAACATAATGGTCTGTGAAATCATAAACTAAACCTTCTCTAGCGTCTAAGTAACTCCAAAGATACTTACGCTTCCACTTCTCACTCTTACCAGCACTAATTCTTTCTATCGTACCTTTAGGTAATTTGTAATTATCAAAACTTGCAGATATGAATGATTCAAATAGTGGAACTCTCTCATTGTGCATCAAAGGTTTATATACATCAACATCAACGCTTGGAGAACCATGTAATTTACTTGATTTTAATAAGAAATCATCTTTAATCCATGAATCCTCAGGGTTTGTTGATATAACTCCCTTAAACTTACTCCCAATTTCTCTACCTTTTTCATCATAAATTACCGCTGCTCTATTTCTTAAACGTGCCTGTAACTGGTCAAAAATAGACTTATCAACACCAGAACCCTCCTCAATGTGGAATCTAGTTAAGTTTAATGACCTCATCTTTTGCTCATCGTCACTTGCATAAATATAAATCTCACTACCATTGGTAAATCTGTAAATTGGAGGGTTACCTTTAGGCCTTCCTCCAACTAAAAACCAAGGCGGTGTAAATTTATTTAATTCAGGTAAGATAGCAGCCTTCATTTGTTGTAATGTTGGTGCTGTGATTAATATCCTAGCATTTGGGACTGTTAAAGCATGGTAAACATCATCAAAACACGCAATGGTGGTCTTACCACTACCAAATCCCCCGATTAATAGTACATAAGTCGCATCACTCATTAAAAAATCCATTTGATAACTTAATGGCTCAAAATCAAAAACAGTAGCATCACAACTACCACATTTACCATAGAATACACTATTTTCAACATGGACTTCACCATTTCCACAAACTGGACATTCATAAACCCTGTGTGTAATGTTATCAGGGTCTATACGTTTTAATTTTCTTTTTACTTCTTGTTCGATTACATTAATAGCCATCTAATCAACCTTCTTATAATTACGTTGAGGCATTAGAAATACTATCACGTTTGTGTTTTTGTCCGCTTCACGCTTACCTTCAATAATCTCTTGCACCGCTAAAGCATCAGTAGTTCTTGTAATCCCACCTGACTTAAGAGTCTTTTGCGCCTCAGCCATATGTAATTCTTGTATAAAATTATCTGTGTAATTACGTACTAATGGGTATTGTTTGAACTGACTCCATCCATAGTAATTAAAAGTATTATACTTATCATCTAGTTCAAAAGAGGTCTTAAAGATATTCTCCCTTAAGTCCTCTTCATAAAATTTAGCCAACGTTACAAATAATTGTAATTTTTCCTTATCTTCTTGTAACTTCTTGTCGTTCGTTATCTGTCTAACTAATTCAGACTGCTTATTCGCTACTACCGACTTTGATACTTTCCTCTTTATCTTCTTTTCTGCCAACAACATCACCTAACTTTAGAAACTCTTTAAATTTCTCGACAGTTTCAATATGTTCTTTATTTTTAGTTAAATCTTTCATTATACTTCCACTTAATCAAACACAAATGGGTCTTCAACATTTTCTAAATACACGTAGACTTTATTATTTTCATCGTCAATTACGACATATTCCTCAACTGTGTCTAAACCTACCTCCATAGCACGTTTAGCAATTCTATACGCTTTCGGCTCTCCACTTCTAAATGCTCCAAACTCTGGACTAATTAAAATTCTCATAATTTAACCTTCTTTCTTAAAATTCTATAACTTCTGTGATAATTCTATCTAATTTACCGTCAATTCCTGGAATTATAGTAAATATAACCCCGCCAACAACACTCTCTAAGTTATTATCTTGCATGAATGTTGTCTGTCTTTGGAAACTAGGAGTAATATATCCCCATATTCCCATATGTTTAAGCATTGCTAACTTGTGATAGTGACCATACATTAAAATATCCGCACGTCTACCTGGATTTCTATC